CTTGTTTCTGATTTCTCATTCAAGTAACTATTCTGGTATTCGTTGCTAAATGCTTCAAAAATCTTACGACCAAAGTCTGCCTTACGGGCTGCTTCAATGTCCTCTTTGAGTTGTACAAGTTCTTTATTCAAACTTTGTGTAACAACTTGCTCGACCATTACTGCGGCACGTTTAACAAATTCTTTTTTCATTTTTGCTAACTGACCACGTCCTTCACGGATTAACTTGATCTTAGTGTTAGCAAGGTCCTTCTTATCTGCATAAAATTCTGCAATTTCATTAGCGAGTGCTTCAACCACAAATTCTTCTAACTTGAAGAACTTTCCAGCCATAGACTTTTGATCTTCATGCAATTCTTTTACTTCTTTGGCGAGACTACGTGTGATGAACTCTTTGAGTACAGCACTGTCTTGTCTCATTTTTATTGCATATTTGGCTTTGGCTTCGGCTAATTGTTTACGGTCTTCTGCGAACTCGGCAATTTCAGGCGCTAGTTGATCTCCTACCATTCTGTCAATGGCTTCAATCATGATTGTACGATCATGCTCATAACGCTGAGCAAACTCTTCCCTTAATTGTTGTGTTACTTGTTCGCGATTTTCGGTAACACGGGCTTCCCATGCTTCCTCAATTTGAGCTCGAATGTCTTCGCTAATCACATTGTTTTCAAATAAGCCTTTTAATACATCCAACATGTGATTCTCCTCTTGTTATCGGAGCTTGCCTATTACTGCTAATAGGCTCTCTTTAATGTACTTCTGTGCTTTGGGATCATTCTTCACTTCCTCCGCTATGCGTAAGGCTCTAAGCCCACCACGATTATTCATCAAGTGTTCATAGATTGGTGTTGGATATGCCCCAGGCGCACTAGGTTGAGCTACCACATCCACTGTGATAATCTCAAAATCACTGACCTTGCCAGTACCATCTCCACTGACATTGCCGGATCCTCTACTACTTACTCCCAACTTAACTCCACTTTCTAACATGGTACGAACTAATTGTCCCATGGGTGTTGGCAGTATTTTAAACTTTCCATAACCATTTGGACCGTCCATCCACATTTCTGTAATCATGTGGCTTACACGGTCCAAATTAATTTTTAAATCATCTGGATGATCTACTTCACCGAGAACGCTATATCCTCCTGATATCTGATCGTTCAAAGTTTTGACAGCTCGCTCTATCTCATCAACAGGATATATTCTCTGGTTGGCATTTTTAATACCACCTTGAATACA